CTACATAGCAACGTAGCTACATCCTCCAACCGACGCGCATCGGGCGAGCCGCGCGACCGCGAGATGAAAACTTGCGACGCCGGTTAAAACGACGCTTCTTAAACCTCTTGCGAAAAGCCATTACCGATAACTTCCTTTAAAGCCGCCGGTCATCCACCTGGATTTGCTACGGCGGACAAGTTGATACTCCTGCGTAAGTGAGTTGTAACGCCAGAAATGGTCCGGCCCGGGATCAATACGGGGAGGATTGTTGTTGAAGCCAAAAGTCGGAGCCATTTGGTTGCGCAGAAACCACATAGCTTCCTGCGGCATATTGTCTTCTATCCTTTCCTTTACATCTTTAGACGGTACGGGAGACCACCCCGTCGTAGTCCGAGCGTACCCAATATCGGGTACGCTACCGGGTTCGGACGAAGGGTTAGTAGGATCAGTTGCGGTGCGCCCCATGGGCGACACCTTAACAAGCGGACTATTACCTTGTCCTTCCATAAGATGACGATCAGCCGCGGAAGGCATAGGAGGTACGCCACCACCCTGACGGGTCTTAGCTATCTGACTAGCCAATAGCTCATTTTCCAAACCCATACGTCGAAGACTTAAGTCCTGTACTGTCTTCGTATACGCATCGATTCGCTCGCCGGCTGTTCGCTTGGCATCGATAGCGCGGCCGATATCCTGACCGGCTGCCGCCAGTCCTTGGGCAAGGGAGTTACTACCGCCGACCTGCGGGGAATATGAGACCGTCTGCGCACCCAGCGCAGCGAGAGGATGTATTCCAGCAGCTTTAGCATCGGCAACCTTCCATCGTATACCTTCTTGAGCAAATTGCTTCTGCATAGCAGTATTTTTTGCAGCAATCTTCTCATCTGATCGATTGCCTAAAATACCACCAAGGAGAGAACTGCCTGCCGAAAATAGAGTGCCTAACATTTATAGCTACTCCACACATTGCGGCGACGTTTGGAACGTGAGCCCTTGCCTGTTAATGAAAGGGCGAATAGTACCTCTTTACGGGCCTTACGCCGCACGCAAATTCCAACAGCTCGCGGATCATCGAACGTAGCAACCGCTGGCGAATAGAAGGGCACCGCTCGCAGTCGTGACGCAGATCGCGGAACAGAATGAGCGACAGGCGTCGCCTTGACAGGGGAGAATAACCGCCTATCCGGTACATGTGAAAGAACCTCCTGCGGTGAAGGGTTAATACTGAGCGGAGACACCATCGGATATGGCCGATAAGGTGTAGCCAGCAACTGCGTTAGCGATATTGATGGGGAATATAAGTTATCGCGCTGGCCACGGTTTTTTCTGGCCATGATGGGGTCTCCTGTCAGTGAGAACAGTGCATAACAAGGGAAGCACTGTTTTGGGGGTCATCCCGGGCCCGCTGAAGGGTCCGGGGCCTCGCATAGGGGGCGAGGAAAGTGCACGCTCCGCGTGCAAGTTTGCTGGGGCTCACCAAGGATCATCGACCCTCGGAGCCGCCCCTCCGCTGGCGCTTACGGGGTAAGGGGCGGCTCCGAGGATCAATGATCCAAAGCTCTTTACAATGTCAAAGAACGAAAGAAAGGCGTCCGGCCTGGCGCGAAGCGCCAGGCCGGACGGCCCGGCTAGTTGCCGGTTTTTGCGGCAGACGGCGGTGCCGGGTCTTCAGGCGGCGAGGAAGGGTCCGCCTTAGGTGCGCCGCCGCCTGAGGGTTTAGCGGGCGGCGCCGACTGCAATGCTAGCATAGCTTCCAGCGTCGGATCAATCTCAAATTCCGACTCCCAACGAGATGACGGCTCTTCGTCTTCGCCTACCGCGAAATCATTGGCCTCTTCTTCGGTCTCAGCCCCAGCCATGTAGGCCTCGAAGCTCGCCGCACGTATAGCCTCACGGATTTGATCAGCGATTGAAATCGGCCGTTTGTATCCGATTGGCGGAGCCATCGGTACAGGGTTAGGCCGTTCCTGACCATATTTATTAAGATAGCGGCTTTGAACGTCCATTTCCTTTGCATAGATTTCGGCCGCTACTTTTGCGATGGGATCATCCATTTGCCACTCCTAGTATATGAACGATTTGCCGACACGGGACAACATACGCCGTGCCTGTATGGAATGCTTACTGGTGACATACATGGAATCCACATTGGGATCGGTGACCGCGAAGACGCGCTTGGTAGGTACTGACGAAACAAAACTGGCGTTAAGAGCTGGGTCGGACTCAAAGTCCCTGGCCATGTGCCAGTAATTAAGGTCCGTAGTTCGGAACTCACCAGACACGAGACTTTCAGAGCGCCTGTATTCGTCATAATGGTCCTGATAGCCGAAGATGCCATCAGGCGTTGAGTGAGCGGCGTAGACTTCCTTATAGAGTACCTCCTGTTGACCAACATGCTCAAGCTCGCGCTGATGGAAATCTTCCTTTACTCGCCGATTCCAGTGTCGGAAGAGTCCCTGTTGGTAGATTGTCTTGGGTCGAATGACCATGAAGCTATGGATATACCCATGCTCTTCAAAAAAGCGGCGATAACGATTGGATCGGGTTGCGTTGATGCCATGACCTCGAAGCTCACCGACTGGATTGGAACCCTCTGCCGTCTGGAGAACTTCAGAAAACTGTATAGTTTCTCGGCCGCCGCCAAGGTACTCGGGCCTTTGTAAACGTGCGTCGGATGACCTGACGCCGAGATAGCTGAGATATTCAGTATAACGTGATCCATAACGAGCCCGTGCCTCTGCATAACGTTGAAGTGCCATTGCCTCGCGAAGCGCTGTAATCGTCACTGCGCTCGCGCCAGTGAGGTCCGCTCTAAGCTTCGGGTCAACCCAGCGAAACGTACCAGACGCTGCAGGATCGAATGTGAGAGTGACGTTCCCACTAGAGTTGATCGAAAGCGGCGTAGGTCCATTCGGAGCATCCGGACTCCGTACTGTCGGAGCATCTCCCGGCGTCGGACTTCCGCCAGGAACAACCGGCGCAGTGGTGCCGATAGGGATAGTAATGGACGGCCCCTTCTGCTCGAACGGGCGTGCAGAAGTAAAATAGTCTTTCTCCCATGCCGCATTTTGTAAAGCTGTATTCGTAGTGGTATCCGCTCCTGAGGTGTAGTCCACAGTAAGGGGCGTTTGAAGGTCCTGATCTCTGTAGAATTCATTCCAAATTTCCGCATAGCCACGAAAAGGTAGGGCGCTTACCTCAAGAGAATCGACACCAGTTGGTACGCCCAGATAATCAGCCAAAGAACCGACAGCAGCACCGCCGTCAGAAGCCATAGTGATAGTAGGAAAAACAGAAGCGTCCGTATTGGACGGACCACCCGTGATAAAGTCTTCGAAGTCTTCCCAGATAAGACGATGTGGAACGAACCAATGGTGTATAGCAACTCGAACAGGATGCATAACAGGAGCAAGCAAAGGGCTACACCGAACAAGTGCAGAAGCAGTGTGCTGTATTGTGTCGCCAGGGAGTACCTCCGTTAGACCAAAGGGTATCAACTCACCCATGTTACAGGAAAAAAGTTTATTGTAGGACAGATTGAACTTGTTGCGCTTCATATAGAGCCCCTTTTACGGTTTCTCCACGACTTGGCTTTAAGCTTTATATACTGACCTTCGTTTGCGTCCAGAATCATCGATTTGAGCGTCTCCGAAAAAAGACCCTTGGGCGCAATAGCTTTCGCAGCCTCCCGCAGAGGCCGCAGTGTTTCCTGATACTGATTGATCGTTTCCTGAGGCGCATTCGGGTGCATACCTGTTTGGACCCTCAACATACGAGTTAAGTATCGCCCGAGCGGTTGGACACTTGGTCCGTGGCGCAAAGACGAAGGAACATCGCTCAGGGTAGAATCCAAATTGTGGCTCAGTAGAGCGGAAGCAACCTCCGGGATAAAGCCAGCACCAATACCAGGCCTCTTGCTCATCCTGGCAAATTCCGGTTCCCTTTCTTTGTATTCTTGATCGCCTCTTCTAGCGGCGTCTCGCTCAATAGCTTCGCGCGAGGTGAGCTTTTTCGTGCAATAGCCCGCGACGTACGCTGAACTAGCTGGCGAAAGCTGGCCCGAATGTACGAGGCCGAAACCCCATACTGTTCGGACACGATCACAAACTGGGCAGCAATTTCCTCGTCTGTCAAACTGAGACAAGCCACGAGAACAGGCGGGGAAATTAAAGAGCGCAAGGTGGTAATGTGGTCTATCTGTTTCGTCTCCGTATTCTCCGACATTGAAGTACCTTATCTTAAGCGGTTGATAATCCCATCTTAAGCGTTTCATAAAATCAGTCAAGTGCTTTGGCGCTAGCGTAGGTATTCCTCCTGACGTACGTGGCATATTTTCATCGCTGTAAGTCAGCGTCCAAAAGGAATTATTCTGATGCTGCGTTGTCTCCAACAGAATGCGATGAGTCCAGACTCTGCGACGGTTGATGCGGCACGGCATACATTGGCCGCATCCGTAGGCGTTACCGCCGGGAGCCATATAGGGATTCCTACATAGCAACGTAGCTACATCCTCCAACCGACGCGCATCGGGCGAGCCGCGCGACCGCGAGATGAAAACTTGCGACGCCGGTTAAAACGACGCTTCTTAAACCTCTTGCGAAAAGCCAT